GATATCGATTTCCGGACCCTTTGTTTCGGATGTTGCCTGACAATTTGCAAGTTATTTCAAATCAAGCCGGTGAATTTTACCGGGTTATAGGCACAAAATCTTCTGTTGAGTTGTCCATCTCTAAAATGGATCAACCTCGGACAACTCGTTTTAAAGAGTGTAAGTACTGGGCTGTTTGTAAAAACATTGTTTTTAACGAATGCGAACCTATTTTAAGGGATCCTGAATGGTGGGGAACTGAGCAAATATTAGTTTCCACGAACATGGATACCTCAAATGGTCAACCATGGCTTCGGCTAGGTTATAAAAAGAAGCGTGATTTTTATTCGAGTGCTTATTGCCGCCATTATTTGGCAACGTATGATCATGTTAATGGGAAACCTCCTGTCTGGAAAATTGCAGATAAAATGGAGTGGTATCCTATAGAGAAAATCATTTTAAATAAAGTTCGCACTTTTATTATACCCCCAGCTCATTTTGTTCATTTGCAAAAGCTTCATTTTGGCAATCAGAATGAACGTTTAAAAATGTACTGGTGGTCGGCTTATGGTTTTTGTCCTTATTCAGGAGGAGTTCATCGTATTGCGGAAGTGCTGAATCAGCGCCGCGTGAAGATAAGTTACGATGTAGGTAACTGGGACAGAGGCTTGCCTCATCTTCCAACTGTGTATCGTTTGCGTACTGCTTTTATGCCGGACGATTCGCTTTTGGATTGGATAGTTGAAAACACTGTTCATTCTTATCTTTTACACCCTAATGGGCATCTTCTTTATAAGAAAATTGGTAACAATTCAGGTAGTGTTAACACAACTACTGATAATATAATAGCTCATTTTTATATTATTACCTTGACCTTATTGGTTATTTATAAGGGAGATGTAGATAAAGTTAAATTGTGTCATAGTTTTATTTTTGGGGATGATAATGTTCTTTCATTGGACACTCATTTGTCTTTCCAGAAGATAGAGTCTATTTTTCGCAAGGTTTTTTCTTGGTTTGGAATGACTCTGGATCCATTTTATATATCTGAAGATTTGCGGGATTGTAATTTTCTCGGGTTTTCTTTTGCTGTTAAAGATGGTTTTTGGTATCCAAAGTATAATATATCTCGCTTGTTGGCTTCCTTTTGTTATGAATATGACGGGGGAATGACAATCCAGCAATCATTTTGCAAGGCTTATTCCTTGTATATAATGGCGGTTGGAACAATGGATCCAGTTGTCTCAGATATGAGGCGATGTTTGGAATCATATCAAGTGATTCTCCGGGCGTGCGAAGATTCTTTTTCGCAGCAGCTTGGGGTGTTAGATATTCTTACTGAAGGTGATATTTTCAAATTTTACAATGGGTTGGAAGGAGGTATAAAATGTAAATTTTTGAAGAATGGCTTCTCGGAAGATTACTACTATGACGACCTACAACCCTTCGGGTCCCCCACGTAAAGGGAAAAAGAAGGGTAGAAACCGTAATCGTAGAGTTGTTTCTACTACTACGACATCGGCAGCTTCAGTGAATAATCCCGTTATGCGGGCACCGAAGAAAAAGAAACAGAAACGTCGTATGACGAATTTTCAGTTGCATCTTGCAGAATGCACTGATAATTATATGAAGGCTTTGATCAATCCTTTTCAATTTTGGTCATCTGTTTGTGTCCCGGATTTGGACGTTCGTCCCAGTTCTAAAATTCGGTTGGTTCTTCGTAACCAGCTGGCTATAGGAACTGCAGGGTTTGGGTTTGCTTTATTGTATCCATATCGAACAGGATTTGCTGACGGTGCTGGGAATAGTAGCCTGTTTTCAAGTTTGGCAACTTTTCCAGGAACAGCGTCAACTTTTAGTGGAGCAGGTGTACAACAATCGGCAATGACTACTGCTCCCTATTTAATAGGAAACGTTGGGGGAAATCTCCAGGGTTACAGGTTGGCTGCCTGTGGAATTCGTGTCAGATATACTGGTACTGAATTGAATAGAGGGGGCCGAATAGTTGCCCTTTTTGCGCCAGGGTCAAATGATGCTTTGACCTCTTTTGGAATATCGAATATGCTCGCATTTCGTACTGCGAAGTCTTGGTCGGTAACACGATCTTGGCGTGAGCTAATTTGGTATCCCAGAACTCCAGAAGAGTATGCATATACTCCAAATCTGGGAACCAACTATTTTAGTGATGTTTCAAGATCAAACGCAGGTACAATGCTGTTTGGTTTTGAAGGCGTCGTTGGAAATACATTTGAGGTTGAAGTGGTCTCTTATGTAGAATATGTTGGAACAACACTTAATCAAACTCCGAGTCATTCGGATATTAATGGCTTCTCTGCGTTGAGGAATGCAATCGGAGAAGTCGATATAACTGCACAAGGAGGAACTTACGCGTACAATACTATCAAGAATGCTATGTTAACGTACGGAGCGCAAGCGACTTCTTATGTAGGGGTTGCTGCGGGAGCCTATGGCGCGACTTCAATGCGAAATCGTAATGAATTGCGCCGGGCAAACCAGCTTCCCCTGTAGGTTTTCACCCAGATCATGGGTTTCCTACATGTTTAATAAAAATTTTCGTGAAATATACACAAAAAAA